ACCAATTTTAGGGAATTTGTGAGTAGAACCTTCTACACCAGTACGAAGACGGACGGTATTACGCAACATAGACTCACCTTGGTAAGCCTGTTTAACCTCCGCATCGAACAGCGTAACAAAGGCATTTGATACATTAATTGCCATTGTGATCTCCTGATCAATAAATACGGTTAAGTGTCGCTCTTATGGTTGTCCACATTGCGTGGGCCTGAACTTGCGTTTTACAACTCGCCCGTTGAGTAGAGTACTACTATTTAGGGTCGGGATTCCGATTAGCCTGACTTGATTCTATACACAAAACAGCAAGTTGCAACAACTACTTTATAAATTACTTTTAATGTATATCGAAAACTTGGTTTTATTTTTTTCTGTCTATGACCAAATGCTTGGTTTTATCAATGTCAAAAACTTGGTTTTATTATGACCAAATGCTTGGTTTTATTTTTCTGACAGGCACTAAAAAGCCCCTCGGAAGGGGCTTAGAAGGGCCTTATGAAGGGCTTTGATTACTGTCCGAACGCCTGTTCAAACATCTTCTCGACCTTTCGGCGGTAGGCTGGATCGGTCTTGTACTCAGGTTTTCCGACCATTTCGTACAGCTCGTCCTTAGACGGCATATCCTGTGACGGTGCAGTTTCGACAGGGACTCGACCTTCATAAGATGAACGAAGCTTTTGCAGAGCCTTGATTCCGGCAGCCGTACCACCCCAAATCTTGAACTCTTCATAGTCCTCAGCACCCCAGATGCCTTTATCGACAAAGCCTTGGCCCCATATCGCCATGTTTTTAATCACAGCATCGGCATTCGGGCCAAGTGCAGCTCGCTCTTGTTCTAGCGAAATCTTATAGTTTTCGCCTTCATCCGCACCGTGTTGCAGCACAGATTGAGCTAATTCATTAAAGGCTTCTTGGCTGATTCCGTTCTTCTGCGCCCAATCAATGTAAGTGGACACTACCGGATCATCCTCTGGCATTCCTTGGAATACGTCTCTTGCGTACTCTTCTGGAGCCTTGTGATCGCCATTACGGAACTTCTTTTCTAGCTCCGCGTAAGACTTAGCGATCTCTTCGAGCATTGGCTCGTTATCGTCCTTAGCCCAGAATTTCTCAGGCCACCAATCTGGACGCTCTAATGGTTCGGCTGCCTGTGCTTCTGGGTCGGCAGCCGCATGGCTGATCTCCGTTTCAGCAGGGGTTGTGCTTTCTTCAGGTGCAGTATCTACACCGTCTAAAAGGCCACCGCTTTCTTCGGTTTCGCTCATTCTTTAATCCTCTTGATACGTTTTTCAATATCGCGAATGACAGAGTTCTGCCCTTCACGGAAGAACCCGAAGCTAGATTCAGCTCCAGGTTGCCAGCTTGGATTCTCAAGGTAAGCCTCTCGAAGCCATGCCAACACTTTTTGCCCATTCTCAGTTGAGAAAGTGCGAGCAATCATAATGTCTAAATCTTCCTTTTTGCGGTCGATTGCGACTACATTCATAGGTTCTAACTCTTCCCATCCGCTCATTTAGGTAACTCCACTTGTTCGCCGGGTTCTGCAAATGGAGACTTGCCCATAGCCATACGCATTTTAGCGTGATCAACCGCTTTTCTGACGATTGATTCAGGCAATCCTCTTGGATTTGGCTCAGTAGTAAGCAAGTAATTAATTTCTTGTTTTGTCAGGCCGGGAACAAGAGTTGGAATATCCACCTCTTTGCCGCCTATGCCAACGCCAATAGAAAGCTCTGTAGAAATGTCACCATTTGGTCTTTTTAATAACCCAAAATATCCTGCGCCTTTTTGAGAACCATCAGGTCTAGTGCCATAGGTGCTTGGATCATTTGCATCAAATCTTTTTCCTATTATTGCGCTCATTGAGCCATCTCCTGACCAACTTCTTCTGCTGCTTGCTGCGGGCCTTGACCCATCATCTGCTGCTGTTGCGCCATCATCATCTGTTGTGCTTCCATCATCAGTTGCTCACGCTCCATAGGCGTTGTGCGGATGCTTGCTGGAACGCCCATCTTGTCAGCAATATAATCAATCATCTCACTCGTTTTGATAGCAAGCTGACCTTCTGGCCCCATGCCTTGAGCTACCTGAGCAAACTGCATGATGCTGTTGATCTCTTCCATATTCTGAGCTGCGGCAAGTGGGGATGTTGGCGTTACCTTTACTTCCTGACCATCGACCTTCAAAGGCAGGGTAATCATGCCCGACTCATCCATAACCTCTAATGTCTTCTGAACAATCGGGATCATAGTTTCGTTGATCAAGCGACCAAATGCAGAGCCTAAGTTCTGAGCTAGTTCCTTCATACGCTCAACAACCTCAGTCGCAGAACGTGCTGACATGTTGTCTGGTGGCAATGACTCATCTAAAAGTGTTTTCTTAATATTCATGCGTAAGTCATTGATTATTATCTGACTTACGTTGAAATCACCGGCACGAGGTAACGCACGAAGTGACTCACCTTGTGGGCCACCATTTCGAGCAACAGGGATAACTGCACCTGGCACGATCTTGATCGTTTGTGGATTTAGCACACCATCATCTGCTGCCGTATAGACACCAGTGATTGCCAGACTTGCGTTCTTCAGCAACAACTCAAGCGTCTTGTTCAGGGTCTTAATATCAGGCAGCGCAGTGATCACTGGGCCGCGACCATAGATTTCACCAGCCACTTTCATAAATCGGCTGACTACCCAAGGGCTAGTGTCCTTACGGCGGTACACAATCTCTTGCTTAGACTTAGGGTGAATGACGTGATAGCAGTAGTCACCACGATCATAGTCATAAATTGTTGCTTCTAGCAGCTCAATCTCTTCAGTTGGCTTGTCATCAATCTTGCGCTGTAGCTCAGCATCAATCTGTGCATCAGGCCATTGTTGCTTGATAGCCTCACCCTTCAGGCGCATGCGACGGTAAACATTGTCTACCTGACCGTTGGCACCTTCTTCAAATGACACAAGGTACTGAGGCACTGGAATGAAATTAATTGGGATAACACCATCACCTGGCTGAACCAACATAACTGCTGTGCCAACTGATAGATCAAGCAAGAACTCACCAATCGCAATGTCAAAGTTAGACTGCTTGAGGACTGAGAACATTTTATCATTAAATAAATCTAACGCTTGTTCTACCTCTAGCTTGCGCTCTGGTGGTATTTCATTCCCTGCTTCTAGCTTGCACCACTTACGCTGTGGCGGGAAAATGTCAGATTGCATGCGGTTAGCAAAACGCTGGGTTGAGCTAATAGCCGTTGAGTCAAATACACGACTCATTTTTTTCTGACCACCAACCCTGCCATCATAGTAACCGTCGTAAAGATTACGCTGTGGCAATGCAAACTCGTACGCATCTTCGTACAAGTCACGGAAATTGTCTTTGCGAGATTGAGCAAGCTGTTGACGCTTAATAATCTGATCTACTGTGAGTTTCTTTGGTTCAGCCATGTTATTCGTACCAAGTAATAGTCATTTCTGCTGCTTGATCTGCCCCGCTGACATTGGTTAGACGAAGCAAATAAGTTGTAAGTGGTTTTAGCAGCATACTGACTGAAGTCAAATCGCCACCTGTTGCCTTCTTTTTAACGCCACCAATAAGAACATAACTGCCAAGCAATGTCCCAGTGGCAGATACCGTAGGATTTAGTACCGCAGCAGCATTGCCTGTATCAACACTGTTGCGATTTAAATTAACCTGAGCTAATGCAGTACCGCCTGATGTGGTTGCATTTTCATACAAGTAGCCCATTGCATTGCCAACACATAAGCCTTCAATAGTTACTTTAGGCTGAATGCCAGAAGCAAACGCAATCGCTATATCGAAGTTAGCACCATCAGCAAGTTTTGCTGAAAATGGATAGGTATAACCAATACTATGAACATGACCCTCAAGCAAATTAGCCCCTAAAGGACTAGTTGTTGGCAATCCGTAATCAGAACTAACCAATACTTGTTCATCGCTGCCATCTATATAGGACGGTGACGTATGCTTAGTATTGATACCAAGCGATTCGCGTTTTACGACTAGGCGTGTCATCTACTTATACGTTGCGATTAACGCCAATGCCTAACTGTGAAGGCAAACCAAGCTCAGCATCTTCACGATCAGCTAACAGCATACGGCGACCGCCTCGTTGTCTAGCTCTAGCTTTTGCTTGAAGCGAAGCGCCAAGCTCAGCTTTTTCAGCTTCTTGACGTTTTTCTTGTGCTTCAATCTGCTCTTGTTGAATCTTTAACTGCTTTTCTTGAGCCGAAGTATCAGGTTTACTGAATAAGCTGCTCATAATTAACCACCTAATGTATCTTGTGTATCGCCTAAGCTACGAGCAAATAAACCGCCACGACCTTGACGAGCGCGTAAAGATGATTGCTTTTTCATAGCCATTTCTGTTTCTGCTTTGCTTACTGTTTGCTTTTGTGGTTCAGGAGTTATATCCGCGATAGATTCCTTTTTGCCACCAGTGGCGAGTTTAACTACAGAACTCATAACTTAATCCTTCGTAATTGCCATCATGTAATAATCAGAACCATCGGGGCCAAATTGTTTCATTACACCATCTGTTTGAAACCCTAAACACTTTGCCCACTTGTAAGCTCTGATGTCATTCAATCTTACTGTAATTTGTAAACGATTCAAGCTATCTTCTTGAAATTTAAGCGATATGAATTTTTTAGCAACTTTAGTCATCGCAATCCCGTAACGGCGCGTTGCCTCATCAACTAAGAACCACGCCTCTTCAAGACCGTTCCATATTTTTGACGATCCAAAGACACCAATAGTTTTACCAAACTGCAATACCGATACAGCCGTATTGCCTTCAGCCTGAGCAATCATGTGATTTCGGATATTTTCATGCCCTTCCGTGTCGGGCTGGCTCGATTTAAATCCGTTAAGGTGTTCAGGCATGAAAGGAACGATGACAACCCCTAGCGGTAGCTGACAAACAAGGTTCAGATCAAGAATCTTCACGCAAATACGTCAAAATCAGCAGAGGTTAGCGTCTGTGCGACAAACGTTCTGTTCTGTGCCATCGAGCCTTTACGGGTCATATTGCGGTATTCGCCACCGCCAACGAGTAAATACCCGAATGCGTCACCGACGTGTGAGTGTTCGTTCTTATTTGGTGAATCTTTGAAGCGTTCTTGACCTGCGCCCACTGCGATTCGCTTGAAATGGTAGCCACCGCTAAGGGATTTACGGACTAATTTGCATGACTTGTGGATAAGTAAGCCTGGCTTACCCATCACCATGCGATTCATAGGTGCAGCGGATGCCTCGCGACGAGCCTTAAAGTCGTTAGTGGCGGTGGGTTGCGCCCTAAGACCGAGTGTCCGCAGATACTCGAATGCTGTCGTTTCATAAATGGCATCACGCTGCTGACCGGCGGGGTCGCCCCAAACCAACACTTCGTAGTTCGGAAACTTGGTTTGTAGCTCGGCAAGCAATTCATTGCCGAATCGCTCAAGACCCATATCAAATGTGACAATTTCGTGGAAAACCCGCCATTGCCCTGACGGGTGCCGCTGCCCAAACACGGCGGCTGGTGTCAAACCGAAGTCGAGTCCGACCTGAATTGGTAGGTTCGGATCGGGTTCTATCTCATCAGACGACATCAGCATGTCATCATATTCAGGCCAGACAGGTTTGCCCTCCTGAACGTAGGTGTACCGCCCTTCGGCGTAGCATCGAATCCAATCCAAATTCTTACCCGCTAGCTGTTGCAGGTAGTAGCCTGGTGGCAGATTCTTGTGATTTTCCCCTTTAGGGTTGAGCTTCCACCACTTACCTGCCGCGAAAACGTGATCATTCGCTTCGGGGTCTTCAGGCAATGTTTCATGTGAAACCTCTTTAATCCCGCCAGGCTGTGAATAAAATTTCCACGCATACTTGCCCGTGACAGGTTCCTTTTCGGCTAGACGAAACCACCAATGATCGTCGTCCATCGGGTTGGTATCCATCCAAATACCATGCCAACTAGCGCCACCATCGCGCTTTGCAGGGTAACGGCCTACACGGTGAGTCAAACCATCGATGACCGCTTTGGGTAATTCGCGAGCTTCGTTGACCCACGCTCCCGTTAATTCAAGTGATAACAGTTTTCTGACATCTTTTGGCTGGTCTAATGCCATAAAGATCACTTCACAGTCCACGCCCGCCGCATCGCCCCTTGGCGGCAGCTTGATATGGTGGGTAATCGGGGGAGTCCAGCGCAGCGGGCCAAACGTCGACTCCGGAAAGATGTCCGTCCACGTCTTAATCGTGGTGGTCTTTAATTCTGGATAGCTGTTCCGCACGATAACAAACCGTGAATAACGGATACCGTCACGCGGTGAGGGCTTTTGCTGCAAAGCAACTCGCATCACCCGCAAACACGACACATAAGACTTGCCCGAACCTACTGGCCCCATGATTCCCGTTACAAATGAGTCGTCCTGTAGAAAATCATAGGCGACAGGGCTAGTCGTCAGGTCAACATTGACCCCTGGAAACCCATCACTCATCGACGACCTCGGCCTCTTGATCTATTTGTACTGGGGCTTTGACGTTAAAACCGATAACCGACGGCTTATCCATGTTCTGCTCTGGCTCCATCAGACCGGCCGCCTTCGCTAGAGTCCGTAAAGTCTGCACTTTGTCGTGTAATTCAACCGTTACGGTGGATGCGCCATCCTTGCTGATGGTGGATGTCACCTTCTTAATCGCTCGATGGGCATATTCGGGTATATCTTTAGCCGCTTTCAGGCGAACATTGCCGTATTCGTCCCAATCCATGATGTCGCGCACCGAGGTGGTCGCCATACACAACATCTCAGTCGCAATCGCCTCTCGATTCTGCTTAATCGTACTGCTCTTGCTGAGCTGCTTTACCTTGGGTGCGGAACCACCATAACCATCTAAACTTGGTATCACTTTCTTGTTAGCCATATCTAACACCATATAACACTTGACGGTAAGTCTAGCAATAGTAAACTCAACATCAAAGGTCAATTCTGCAAGGCGACCGAAGGCTGAATATAAGCCAAGATACTCCAGTCGCCCTACCAGTCTGGGATAAACGTTTGACGACGATAATTCTTGCAGAAGCCTC